CTTGGTCGAAAGGTATAATGTATCCGGCCGCCATCGCATCAAGAAAAGGCATACATGTTTTAATTGTTGGGGATTGTAAATCCCCACGCTTGTGTCTTTCTAATTTTTTATATTCTTCAGGAATAATGTTGCTCGCTGGTTTTGGATGAGGCCATATTTCTACCATAGGCCTGCTAGTCGAGCAGAATTTAATTTTTTTATCAAATATCATTTTTCGACCGGCGTTCCTACAATAGTATTATTAATTGTGAAATTCAAAGGCATTGAACGCCTTATATCATTCGGATCCTTCGTTTTGAAGGGATTGACACAATGCATATGATCCGCCTGAAAAATATAAAACTCACCCGCCTCTGGAAGGAAAGATTCTGATGCTGTGCCATTTGGAGCAAGAAAAGTTATGAACCCATCCTTAAATTTATGTGGCTCTGTGACATCATTTATGAATTCAGGAACTTTTAAATACAAATTAGCCGCATACCCTATATTGTCATTGTGAGTGTGAATAGGATTATATTCTCCCGGCTTCATATCATTCATCCAACATGAAAGTATATCAAGATTATGAGGTCCAGGCTTGCATGTACCGTGTTCTATGCAAGTGTCGATATAATTGCTCATACATTCTGTTATTCTTTTAAATATTTTAGCGCTTTGAAGTATAGGCATCAAATCCAATTCTGAATCAAGTCTTCCCGCTAGATCTTTCGCTTTTGATTTTAATAAGTTTGTGTTTTTTAAGGCCTCTTCATATTTTTGATTCATATCATCAATGAGATCCAGTTCTATTCTATATTTACAGACTATCCTTCCGAATACTAACATTTCGTCATACATCATTTTGAGTAGATTCCCATGTTACCAGAAATAACAACTCTTTCATTATTAGAATTAGAGGAAGGGGCTGTATGAAGCAATGAAGACGGAAATATTATTAATAATCCAACATTACTCTTGACTGAGTATTGATATTCTTTGCTTAATAAATGAGGTGAATAGAATTCCGTTCCTCCAACAGAAGTTAAATATAGAACAGATGAAAAATTATTAGATGGAGGTGAGTAATGAGATCCGTTGTTATGGGTATGTTCTTTATGATATCCCTTGTCAGCGTAGATCGCCGTCCAATAATTATGCAATTGATAATTGTAATTATTATTTTCGAAATAATTTTTTATGGGCATCATTAATTTTTCATATTCATGTAGTGGTATAGAGTTCTGAAAATCCGTGGCGTAATCAGAGAGGCTCTGCTCTTCTTCGTAAAAAGATGCTCGTTGGATAATGGCTTTCTTCTTCTCCTGGTATTCATTCAGGAGAGGGGTGATCTCCTCTTTTTGAAATTGGAATTTTTTAATTGGCACACTAAAAATGTTTAATTCTTCTAGTAGCATTTATCTATCTTTCCCTCCCATATTTCTGTCCTTTCCATATCATATTTTCTTTGTCAAGAGAACTATTATCATAATTGGACATTAATCATCTTGATTTAAATCAATGATGTGTTTAAATTGGTTCTCACCCAAAATTGTAAATCAGGAGAATAAAATGGAAAATCAAGAGGTATTGAAGGCTATAGCTGTCCTTGCCGATAAAACAGGACGGTATCACGAAAGACTAATGGCGGTTGAGAGAGACAATTTAAGACTAGAGAAAGAACTAGCCGAACACAAGAATGGATGCGGGTGTGAGAATTCTTCTGAAAAGAAAGATATGAGTTTTACTGTAGGTGGTAATGAGGCCGAGGCTGAATGTGAATCCTGCGGGGCCTAATCTTTAGGAACTTCCCCTAGCATATCAGCTAGTGATGGCGCGAATATTTTGACATCACGTCGGATGTGTTCTTCTTTTGTTGCTGTAGCAGGATTATCAACATCGGTTTTCATCGCATCTTCAGAATCATATTCCTCCCCTGTTACCGTATTGGTAAGAGTGGTTTCACTTTTACATTTATACCTCGGGATTCTGCGTCCATCAGATGTGTCCATATGTCCTAGAAGTTCTGCCGGTTCTACTATTTTAGCCATCTAATTTAATTTCCTTTGTATTTTAGCATTAAAACTTAACATAATTCTATCCTCTTTTGAATTGTTAATTTCCACCTCATGATTAAGCCATGAAGGAAAAATAAGCAAGTCATTAACTTTCGGCTGCCAGCCTACGCGTGGGGCTAAATGAATGGATTGATTCTCTTTCATAGGGGGAGATAAAACTTCAGATTGGGGATGAGGATTATGAAAAGTCAGTTTCCCGCTGTCCTTTGGGACTTGCAGATAAAAAGCTCCTGAGAGATAATTATGGGGGTGTGAGTGCAATTTATTGTAGGTTCCCGGCCCATTGATCATGGCCCACATCCCAGTAAGACGCGGTTCACAATGATTCTCCACACCTAAATGATCTAACGCCTCTATGCAGTAGTGAATGAGGTCCGCTTTAATGACACCGAAACGCTTGTCCTCGTGAAGATCATCACGGCTGTGCCATCCCCCTTGATTCGTTTTTTGAATTCCTTTTGAATCTTCTTTTTGAACTTCTCGGACAGCTTTAATTAAATCTCCATAGTCACCGTTGGTGAAATTTACCGCGAACACAGGAGTAATGAATAAGGAATGAAGTTCGATTAGAGTGCTCCTTTTGTTGTTTCTAAAAAGCTCATTGTGATGTGGATCTCATTGGCGGCGTTCGCCGTAATTTTAATCAAGTCCGATTCCTCCAGAACCAGAGGCTGTGACAGAACTTCATAGGTCGTGTCGGTAGTAATAGTCTTATCGTTGGTAATTTTATAGGTTGCTGAAGCGCTACTGTCAGTCCATTCTATGGTATACTCGGTGGTGTTCGCCGAATCATTGCATATGAGGATGGATTTAATTACAGCCGTGGTTGGAAAAACAGGAGGCAGAGCTCCTGGATCAGCCGTTGGAACAGTGTAAATGGTTGTAGGACCAGTGGTGGTCATATCTACAGCGGCGTTTTTAAAGGTATCAGCCAAGGAACCAACTCCTTCCGCTATTTTTTTCTTCTATGTCTTGAGCATAGGAAGTGTTAAGAAGCAGGATAAGTTGCTCCAGAAGACGAATCATTTGATCAAACTGACCGCTTTCATACTGGGGTGTTGCGTTAGGTAAACGTGTGATTGTAATTTTAGGCATTTTTTAATATCTTCCAAATCCTCCAGGATATCCGAATAATCCTCCCAATCCCCCTAGCATGGAATAGGGATTAAAACCATAGGAAGATGTATGTCCAGGTGGCTGTGCCTGCTGTATTGGGGATTGTTTATTTAAGCCCGCAATTCCTTCTTCTATCTTACCCAAGCGATCACTAATGTTGCTGAATTGATCTCCAAATCCACCCATCTTTTCACCGAGTCCTCCTAAAGTGGATTCAAATCCACCCATTCTTTCTCCAAGTCCCCCAAGCTGTTCGCCGAAACCTCCTATTTGTTCACCATATCCTCCAAGTGTTTCTCCGTATCCCCCTAATTGCTCTTCAAAACCTGTTATCTGCTCTCCCATTCCTTTAATTCCCCACGGATCCAGTTGCTGTTGAATTGGTGGCTGTTGGTACGGCCATTGTCTTGGTCCTCCTCCTTGCGGAGGGTATTGAGGTCGTACTGGCTGTTTTGGATCTCCCCAGTTTCCAGTCATGCCGGGTCGGCCACCAAGTCCAGTAATCCCACTTCCCAACGCGTTAAGGAAGGGATTCATCATCCTTCTTTCATTAGGATTGAATTGTGTCATTATCTTCTTCCGTCCGGTCTGAGTTGCAGTTTCATTGAACCAAGTCGCCAGTTCGTGTCATTAATAGCATTGGATACAAAAGCGAGGTTCACGGACCTTCCCCTTCCCCGTATGTCAATTTTTTGTGTTGAAGACGTGACATTTCCTGTTGTTGTCACATTAGCTGCTGACTGTGGATATTGTTCCAAAGTCAATGTAACAGCAACATTATTTGTTAGATTAGTGAAGTCAGGAACGAATTTACTGACGGACATTAATTGATCTCCCGAGGCGATTTCAATGGATCCTGAAGTCAGGCTCGCACTAATCGCCGTGCCGTCAGCTTGATTGTTTCCTTTCTCGTGTTCGTAGACATAAGAGGCTCCCGCCGTCAGGCCTAGAATGGTCGCGGAATTAGCCGTTAAAGTCGTGCTATATTGAGTGGCGATAGGCTGTTCATATATCTCTGCCGCAAGCCAACTCGTACGGTCAAGGCTGATAGTATACCAGGTATTTTCCAGATAATTATAGACAACTCCTCTGTCAATTTGCGTAGCACTAGCTGTAGCGTAATACCAAATAATTTCATTGAACTCGGTGTTCAGTCCGCATGCAATGTCGTTTCTATTAGTGAAACTAAGGTCATCAAATACAAAGTCCTGTACGGAACAAGGCATTTTTTTAACCACACCATCATACACGTAAAAGGAATTCTCTCCCATCCAGTAGGCTTTACCGTTTACATCTATGCAAGCATGTTGAGCTATCAATCCGCAGTTAGCTCCTAATTGACGCTGTCCGAAAGTATAAGGAGTTCCAACAAACTGAACACCGTGCAGGGATTTATCCGTCCACACAAGTATTTGTCCTGTTGATTTAACCGCTCCTATGATACGTGATCCATCCGCAATACGAAGAGATCCTGCTTCATTCGTCGCTACAGGAGTCCAATCCGTCAGATCTTCCCTGTCCGACCATCTAAAAAATAAATCATCCTGTGTAGCCGTGTTTGCAATCGTTGTCTCCGTTCCCATACAAAAAAGGTGACGGGTGTCCGCAGACACTAGACTGAACCGTGACGCCGTAGGGGCGTTTGTAATAATCGCCGCCCTATTAGAGACACCGCCTGAAAGATCCCATTTATAAGTTCCCCCATTAATAACCGTTGCGATCAAATCTTCCCCAAAGTTATCAAGTGACCAGTTTCTTGCGTAAATCACCACACTTGATGATGAACGAGCTGTACCCCAGGTACTAGCCCCCCATGTAGAAGTGCCCCATCCATATCCAAAGGTGGAGGTTGCCTCTCCAATGGAGAGTTGATAATTGGCGTTTCCTGTTCCACCGCCGCCTGATGTTGATCCTGACGCCGTACTCGTATGAGTGACGGTATAATTATCTGAATCCGTAATGGTAGTAATCTCAAATTCATTATTCATATCCAAGCCGTCAATGGCGGAGAATGAATCAAAGGTCACAAAATCCCCTTGTTCAGCGTCGTGCGCCGTATCCGCTACGGAAACAGTTGTCGTACCGTTGGTCGTGAAAGGGTTGGTAAGGGAGTCGGGTCCTGATCGTATGGGGGTGATGTCATTGAACACTCCTCCAACAAAAACATAGAGTTTCCTGTCGGTTCCCAAGGCGAGATGCCTAGTTCCGTCCAGACTAAGCCACGCATGCGTATCGCGGACTACGCCCACCACTGTTGTATTAGGATTAGGAAGATAGTCCCATCCGTTCCAACGCTCGGGTTTTCCGTAATGAAAACGTACAAAATCAGAGTCGATATAGCGTCGGTCATCACCGGCCGCATAAGGAGAATCCTGTTTATCTATTCCTGGTTGAAATTTTAAATCGGTTAATTGCATGGCCCCACATAATAAATTACTTCTTCTCTGGAGGCAAGAATTGAGTGCCTATATTTCCTCTAAAAGAATAGGTTCCATAATGCGTCACGCCGCTAAATACATCAGCATAAACGGTGCCACCAATTTTCTGCCATAGTCTACAGAAAGCATAGTCTTCTGACAAGTATCTTTTGGAATCCGGATCAATCATCGTGTCAAAAAAAGCATAGTTCCAATCGGAGGTTTCATGATATTTAAACTTATCCTCATGGGGCTGTCCTAAATGCTGATCATTCGTGAACTTGAGATGAGGATAGGCCACTTTCATTTTATTAAACACATTTCGTTTAATAAGCATGAATCCGGTTGCTGCATCCATCACTTCAATAAATCCCTTTCTCATTTCAATAGGGTCGGGATTTTTTACATTAAGATTATATTCTAAAGAAAAAGCGTGGAGTTCATCGGGAGTAATGTCAGGTTTTTCTTGAGCTTTCTTTGTTACTTTGCGCCAATCAATTGCCTTGCGAGGGTAGATGGCCGCCACTACTTCTTCATCTAGATCCAACATGCGCATAACAGTTTTATACTCAAAGCCAATATCCGCATCTATAAATAAGAGATGAGTATACTTATTTTTATCATCCATAAATAATTGGACTAATGTATTGCGAGCCCTGGTTACCAACGATTCATTTCCAATAGTGGCGAACTGCAATCCTATGCCTTGTCTTATGCATTCATGCATTAAGGCCAAGCAGCCTTCAAAATAATTAACACTAAGCATTCCTCCGTAACACGGGGTAGCGACAAACAGTTTAATTTTAGAAGTTTTTTTGACCATAACTAACTGTTAAATATTCAATATGAGTTACCCATCCTTTAGGAATGGCAATGGCGCCACCACCCATAACGTCATTCTTATCTTTACTATCTTTGCTGTAGGAACGCATAATAATTACTTTTTCAGGGTTATTAACAACCATCCATCCCACCTCTTGGCACACGGCCAACGGCGAATGAAGGATCTCTTTAATATCAATCCATCCGGTTTCTGTATCACGAGCATCCGTCCACGTCACACGGACCATCGGGACATTCTTGATATCAATCACTTTTTATTATAAAATTCTTTGTTACGCAATGTTTCAGCATTACCAGCTTCGTTGCCTGGCTTCTTAACGAGTTCAAGGTTAAAAGAAACCGATCGTCTTTCCTGTCTCTTGGTTCTAAAAGGATAGACACCGTGTGAAAGCCAATTAGGAAATAAGAATATATCACCCACTTTTGGAGTTTGCTGCAACTTATGTCCGCTGAATGTCGCGGCTTGACCGTGAAAAAAAACTATGTCACCTACTGTTGGATAATGATCTTCTTCCTTGTATTCATGTTCCAGTCCGGGTGGAATGCGTAAATAAATGACTCCTGATAATTGTCCTTCATGAATATGAAAAGGATTAAAGTCTCCCGCCCACTGGCTCACGGTCCACATTGATTGAATGACAAGCTTGCCCACAAACGCAGGACTAATGGTTTCATTTGCTGGAGGAATGGAGATGTAAGCTTTTACCATTTCTCCAATATACTCAACCATCGGCTTGAATTCTTTGGTGCTCATCCACGATGAAGGAAAGCGCACTTCTTTTTTAACATTGCCCGCTAGGTTTGGCGCGTGATTAAATTCTTTGGAAAGCTGTTCACTCCCCAGCATTTTTGTTGCTTTCTTATCCAATAAATGAATAAGATCCATAGGAACTGTTCCTTTGATAACAGTAGGACCAAACGGTCTAATGGCTTCAAATTTATGATTGAAGAGCGCTACTGATTCTGTCTTAACTTTCTTCGCCATTATTCTATTGTCATATACCAAGAATTTGCATATAAATATAGATTAAAATAGGCCTACATTCTACAAGGCTCGCCTTCTTGCATTATAATCACAATCATGAATTGCAGAAGGAGACATGCTTAAGAAAATATTCAAGATGGCTAAAAAAGCCGCGCCCGTAATTGGTGCCGGACTAGGATTTTTATACGGCGGTCCTATGTTGGGATCAGCTATTGGTGGAGGACTCGGGAGTCTTGTGGCGGGTAAAAGCCCTAAGGAAGCCTTGAAGTTTGCCGCATTATCTGGACTCACAGGAGGAGCTCTCAGTAGATTTGGAGGACTGCAAGCCGGTCAAGGACTCGGTGGCCTATTCAATAGAGGAGCGACCCAAGCTGCTCAAATAGGATCTCAAGGCGGGAAGTTTATGCCTAGCGTCAAGCAATTAACTTCAGGTAGAACTACCGAATTTATTCCTAATGCAGCGAAAAAAGGATTACTTCAAAAAGGACTTGGATGGATTAAAGCTAATCCAATGAAATCCGCATTAGCAGGTCTTTTAGGAGCGGGAGCCATTGGCGGGGAAGAAGAAGAAACAATTGAGGCTAAACCAGTTTACGGAACACAAAACCCATTTAGAGATTTAGGTTCGGCTTCGATTAATCCAAACCAATTAATTCCTTTCTCCGAATACGGACCAAACTTTGCTGACGGAGGAATTATTACTCTAGCTGACGGCGGGGATTTTCCACGACGCACAGGAAAGATAAGAGGACCGGGAACCGAGACAAGTGATGACATTCCGGCGATGCTCAGCGACGGAGAATTCGTGGTGAACGCCAATACCGTGAGAGGATTAGGATCAAGGCTAGGAGGACGAGGAAGAGAAGATGAAAGAGAGAGAGGATCTAAATATTTATATGACATGCAAGACAGATACGGGACAGCATAATGGCTGATGTTTATGAACAAAGGACTCGGCAGCCCGAGTACATAGAAAAAAGAGCGGAGCAGTTATTAACTTCGGTTTATGGTGATCCGTCCGCCGTTCAAAAGACGGGGGAGAGCGCTGAGGATTTTCAATTACGGAAATTCGGCCGCGCAGGAGTTTCCCAGCCTATTCCGGCATTTCAATTCGCGGGCTTCACGCCTGAACAAAAGCAGGCATTTCAATTAGCTTCAAGTGGAATTGGAAGCTATGCCCCTTATCTTCAGCAAGCGGGAGCTGCCGGAGCTTTAGGATTAGGATCTACAGCCCTAGGAGGAGCTTCTTTAGCGGGAGCCATTCCTCAGATTCAAGGAGCGACGCAAGGGTTCACGCCAACTGCGGCGACGATGCAGCAATGGATGGATCCCTACCAACAACAAGTTACCCAGGAAGCACTGAAAGAATATGATGTTCAAGCACAGCTCGCCAAATCAGGATTAGCAAGCCAAGCGCAAAAAGCGGGGGCGTTCGGAGGCTCACGGTTCGGGGTTCAGGAAGCGGAACTAGGAAAAAATTTACAGAACATTAAATCACGACGAGTCTTTGAAGACTTATCGCGCAACTATCAGCAAGCGCAACAAGCGGCAATGGGAGCGCAGGAAGCGCAACAGAGAAGACAACTACAGGCAGGCGCACAATTAGGTAGTCTTGGTTCTCAATTCGGACAATTAGGGCAGACACAAGCAGGAATTGGAAAAATGCAGGCGGGACTTGGCGCGTTAGGCACTCAACTCGGACAAGCAGACATTCAACAGTTACTAGGCGTCGGTGGCATGCAACAGCAACTCGGACAAGGCATGCTCGAAGCGCAAAGGCAACAGCAACTAATGGCTCAACGTGAACCATACACTAGACTAGGATTTGCAAGTGACATCCTTCGGGGTGCTCCAAGCGGA